ATATGCTTTTCGGTCTGATGGCCGAGGTGGGCGAAATCGCCGACAAGATCGCCAAATGGCGCCGAAAGGGAGTGTGCCGGCTGGATATGGATCATTTGGTCTTCAATACGGGTGATCTGCAAGAGGTGGAGGGTTACAAATCCGAACTGATGAAAGAGGTCGGGGATTGTGCGTGGTTTATCGCGGGCATTGCCGATTGCTTCGGCTTCACGCTCGAAGAGGTCATGCAGCAGAACCTCGACAAACTCGCCAGCCGCCGCGAGCGCGGCGTGATCGACGGAAACGGGGATAACCGATGATCGCTTATGATCCACGCATCACTATTCAGTGGGATCGGAGGGTTCGACCTCGCCGCCGAGTGGGCTGGCTGGACGAACGCTTTCAACTGCGAGATCGATCCTTTTTGCCGAACCATACTCAAATACCACTTTCCCAATGCAAAGCAATACGAAGACATACAAACAGCAGATTTTACCATTTGGAAAGACCGTATCGACGTGCTTACCGGTGGATTCCCGTGCCAGCCGTTCTCGCTCGCAGGAAAGTGGCGAGGCACAGAAGACGATCGCTACCTGTGGCCCGCGATGCTCGACGTTATTCGGACTGTTCGACCCCGCTGGGTCGTGGGCGAGAACGTTTACGGAATCGTTAATTGGTCGGAAGGGTTGGTCTTCGAACAGGTGTGCGCTGACCTGGAGGCGGCAGGATACGAGGTGCAGCCGTACATTATTCCGGCTTGCGGTGTCGGCGCTCCCCACCGTCGGGACAGATGTTGGTTTGTTGCCCACCGTACAGACGCAGGGGCTGAAGCGATGCGTGAACGGGAAGATGGTTTTTATGCCGTTGAGCCTGTTGCCCACCCCGACGGCGATAGACGCAGGAAGCGGCCGAATGAACAAAAGCCTCTCCCCGAATGCGTCGGAACGTCCGACGCTGGCAATGGCGTCGAAAATGGGATTGTTGCCTACTCCGACCGCCAACGATGCGAAGAATGTAACGCTTCCTGCCAGTCAGGACATACGCAACGGACTACCCAAAACAGCGATGCAAAGCGACGAATACCGGACTGGAACGGGTTCCCGACTCAACCCCCTGTATGTGGCGGAGATGATGGGTTTCCCGGGGAATTGGCTGGTATCGCCTTTCCTCGGTGGCGCCGGGAAGCCGTCAAAGCCTGCGGAAACGCCATAGTCCCGCAGGTGGCATTGCAGATTTTTGAAACGATAAACGAATACGAAAGGAAATGAAAAAACGCTTACTTACAAGTTTTCTTTTTGGAACACTGACAATTGTTTTACGTGGTATTATATACGGGGCCCCCTATCGCTCGATTGTATGGGGCGTAATATTGGTTATTCTTACTATCTCCGTCATTGCAATTGGGATAGCGACAACCGGAATCTACGATTTGTTGAAGCAGGGGATGAATATCGACACACTGTATATCAATGGCGGAATCCGCTTTTTCGACAAAAGCAAGGCCGACAACCCCGAATTGTTGAAAGGAGGCGAGCAATGAAAGGCGCAGTGTTTGGAGTTGCGCTTTTTGGAGCGCCGTACTTGTATCAAAGCGGCGATCCTTATTTCCATATGAAAATGAATGCGCTTGGATTACGACGAGGCTCCCCTTTGATTTGCGGGCTTCGGCATAAGGCGATATTGGCGAATAACTATGAATATTGGCTGTGCGACTATGACAAAGAGGATGATTTTTGTCGTAGATTCGGGATAACCCCTACTCATACAGTGGAAGATTTTGTGGAAACGATTAAGGCATTGAAAAAGGAGTATGAAAAGTAAAAAGGCCCAGGAGTTTATTGACAGGGCTATGAAACATATTGTAGCCGATTTGTCTGACCACGGCAAATGGCAACTTCGAACGGCAATGACTACTACAGCCGAACTCGCCGAGCAGGAAGCCGAGGAAAGAATGTGGAATAAAGCTATCGAAGCATTTTGCAAGGATTGCCCAATTTACTCAATACAAACAAGTAATGGGGGAAATTGCCCCGATTGCAGTGCATTAAACGCATTCAAACAAAGACTGAACGAGGAATGAAATTCACAACCCCTTGCTTTGTCCGCGTCGAGGATGCGGAGACGCGAAAAGATGTGATCGAGTGGTGTATGTATATTGGCTATGAATATATTTATCCCCCAAAAGAAGAGAGATTAGGCGATAAGGTAATATGTGACACTTATTGTGTCGGCGTGGCTCATGACGCACAAACATTCACCGCCTTGAATTGCATAGACTGCGGCACCAACATCGAGCTGTTCAGGGCGCTGGCGGCGATGAACAACGAGAACGATCAGGAGCAATGGTACTCATATACGGAATATCCGACTAATGAGAGTAAAAATGGGGTTAGACGGCTTATTTTTAACGAACATACGCGATTCGATTCTTTTGTAGATGTACCATCAGGTTATTACCGCAAGGCTACAGTCGAGGAGATCGTCGAATATTTCAAAAACAATGAGAAATGAAAACAATTGAGGAAAGAATACAAGAATATGTGGCCAATGCCTGGGTCGAACTTGATCAATTCAATGAAGACCATGTAACTTTTGAAAATATCGTTACATCCGCCTGTGTTGTTGGCGCTAATTTCGAATATGAGGAATTGACCCGCTGGCGTGATCCGAAAGAGGAGCTGCCGCAAAATGGACAACTCGTGTTGTGTAAAACCTCTGATAAGAAACTTCCATTTGTCACTGTTAAATATGACCGTTCTGAATGGTGGATATATGTGTATCCCGGATGGGCTGGTATTGGTCATAAGATTATCGGCTGGCGGCCGATTCACGAAAATGAGTAAGATGCTTTGTGCATTTTAACTAACCAAGTAACTAACCAAGTAACTAACCAAGAATATCTATGAACACGAAACTCAAATCAGACTACGAAAAAGCCTGCAACGCCTATTTGCAGGCTTTTTGCGAGAAACACGGCTATGATTATGAGGATGCTACGCGGAGCTGGGTCGGCGGCGATGTCGGCGGGATCACCGAATGCGCGGACTATATAGTTGGGATGGATGACATCATCACCGACATAGACCGGGACGCTCCGGAAGATGAGTTTGTAAAGTATTACGATTACTGTCTGCGGGTGGGGAGTATCGCCTGCGGCAAAATTAGTACGCCCAATTACAGCAGCTGGCTCTCGGGGTGTCCACGCATGAGTGAAGAACAGATCACCCGGCTGGAGGAGTTGCAGAGGGACATACGCAAGGCGGAAAGAGAGCTGGAAGAACAAATAAGGAAAGAGAAGTTTTAACCGGGAGAGGCAAAATCGCTCCCTTTTTTATTCATATGGCAGTAGATACATCTAAAAACGGTACAGTAGATCGTGCTAAACTTCTGGCAATAGAAAATAAATGTACGAGAATAATTCGAATTGCGGGGGTAACGTTTTATGTTGCTCCGGATAAGGATACACCAGAACACCGGAGGCACTTAATCCGCGTTTTGGAGAGTTGCGGTCGGCGATATACTCAAAAAGCAGGTAGCTATGAATCGGAGATTTGAGGTGAGAATCGACATTCCGAATAGTTGTGAATTGATTGGATGCAGATCGGACGGAAACATGGCAATTATTGTTTTCGAAGATTGCAGCGGCCCAGAGATCCGGCCAATCGGTTTTTGTCGGGAACATTCCGGAGAAGTACCGGACGCCTTCGAAGATGAATAAAAAAGAGGCAATTCCGAAGAATCACCCCTCACACCGATACAAATATAATGATTTATTCGGAATTTGCAAATGGGACGATATAGGAAAAACGAACGCAGAGGCGGGGCACGTGACGATTCCGAAATATACATCAGTTATTCACGGAATCGATTGCTCGAAATGATTATCTGCCGGGAAGCAAGGATGGGCGTGAGTTATCGCCATGATTTCGTCTGTCGATTCAAGGCACACAAATCCTTGCCGTTTTTATGGCGGAAATTCAAAAGGAATATTAGAGAACACATTGACGGATGGCAGCAGGAGCTGCCTTTATTTTGATGAATTTGCGGAAAGGGAGAGGATAATAACCGTGCAATTCGGAATATATGATGTAGAATTACATCCGTTCATCCTATTGCATAATTGCAATTAGACGATAAAAGTGTTCTTTTGATTCATTCTGTTAATGTCGTTTCAAGCATTGAACTCTATTGGGCGGGAGCCGGACGTGAAGCTACTTTATAACGTATCTTTCGGGGCACACGAAGGAAGTGCGCCTTTCGCACGTTGTCGGGACATTGACGAAGATATAAAAGCCGATCTTATCCAGCTATTATATCGATTCTATCAATTCGCAGATTACGGCTACATAAATAGGGTAGCAGCATTCGCTGATCTCCAACAATGACATCAGATATTTAGTTTGTTCGTCCATAACCGTCGCATTTACCTTTGCAACAAATAAATTGGTGAATATCTTTCCAAAGCATTGTATTTATCTGTCCTGTCAGATAGGCTACTTCTTCGCCTTGCATCGGCATTGCGGATGCTACGGCGATGTCGTCGCACAGGTGCCGCAGTTCATGCTCGAAAGAGTTCAGGAATTGTGCCTGGGATGACGCCAATCCTACGACTACGACAGACCTTCGCCGGGTCTTGTTGGAATAGGTGAATCCCGAATCCATATCGGCCTTTTCCAAATTTTCCCGTACTCGCTCCATAATTGGCCTGGGACACTCTATCTGTTCCAAAGAAAAAAGGATAGAGCGCGTGTGATAGCCATGTACGGCGAAGTAAAACCGCACATGCCAATCATAGTTCTCTATCCTCAGATCCCGCAGCTTCATGTCGTTGAATACACTTTTTGAATCCTCACATACGGTCTTTCGAGCCGCGTTCTGGATTTGATTCTGTTACAGGACATCTTCCCACGGAACATTTGTTCCCGACCCTATCAGATCGGCGAAATATCGTGTGAAGGGCAGCCCGGGATAGGCGTCTTCATCGTCGATGAAATCCTTGACGAACAGGGCCAGGTGTTGTTCATCGGCAATGGATGATCCCCAGTAATCGGCCCGGGCCATATTCGCGACATATACACAGTCGTAGCCGTTGTCGTGCTTGAGCTCGATACCGTTCGTCTTGAGCAATTTGTCGATCTGCTCTTTGGTGATGGGTTCTATTTTCTTCCCGTCGCGGTCCTTCATGCGGCTGACGGCAAATTCACACATTTTCTTCGAAAAGGACCATCCGTTTTTTTCGAGGTATGCGCGAATATCTGCCGGCATGGAGTCCCTTGCGTCCAATCTTTCTCTGTCCATAGGTTTCGCTGTTAAAGAGAGGGGATTTCTCCCCTCTCCGGATTCGTTTTACCGGCGGAATCTGGAGTAGGGTCCGGTTCCCCGGACACCTCTTCGTTCGCCATATCCGTCGCTGCCGTATTCTCCGCCACGCTCACCGTAGCCGTCGGGCATGTAGCCTCCCGTGTGACGCTCCCCGTAGCCGTCGCGCATTTCGCGTTTGGCATCCTCGTAGCCACACTCGTAGGCTTCGCGCATCTTGCGTTCGATTTCTTCACGCTCGCCGTACCCGTCACCGCGGTACCGGCCTTCGATTTCCCACATTCTCATGATTTGCTTGTTTTAGCAGACATTTGCGATTTAAGAAAGGCGTCCAGCGATGACTTCATGGAGGCGAACTCCGTTTGCATCTGACGAAGTTGTCCCACCTCTGCCCGCAGCTCCTGGAGCTCCTTGTCGCGTTGCGCCTGACCCGCGTACGCGGGATTCACTTCGCGCATGATCTGATCGAAAACTTCCAGATTGGCCTTGTGTTTTTCGTAGGAATCCACAACGGACTGGCTCTGCTGCTTTGCCGCATTGATGGCGTCTATGAGCCGTTCGCGGGATGTCGTGACCGTGAGTCCGTCCTTTGTCACCATATCGGCATTTACCGGGACGACCCATTTCTGGTCCCCTACCGGGAAGCTGACGGAAGGCTGCGCCGGGGGAAAGTTCCCGGGAGCGGGGAAATAGGGCTGTGGCGCCTCTTCAAGCGTCGCCATGTAGTATTTGGGAGTTCCGCGCATATCGAGTACATATACCGGAGCGCCTTTGGTTAAATTCGCAAACATCTTCGGTTAATTGTTTTTTGAAAGCTCCGGAGGGGCGGTTTCCCCTCCTGAAGCCTTCGGTTTATTATTGGTTAAACGGCCCCTGTCATCAGTTGCAGGGTGTCGGTCTGTTTGTCGTAGAAGAGCTGGAATACACCCGTCCCCGGAATATCGGACACGGTGACATTGGCTCCGTTGTACGTGGTCACATTCTTGGTCACGCCGTTGGTTTCGAACAACACGGGAAGCGTGCCTGTCGTGCCTGCGGGTATTGCCTGCGACAGCTCGACCAGGACTATCCCCCTGTACCAGGAATTGGCAAAGGCGTGGTTTTGGAATGAGAACACGACATCGGCGGCATTGACCGTCACACCCGTAGTTTTGATGACCGGGATACCTCTGCGATTGACATACTGAAATGGGAATACTGCCATAGCATACCTCCTTTCCGTATTAACCCCAGAATCCGCCGTTGCCGCCGAGTCCGAACGCGGCACCGAAGCCCAGCCCGTATTGGGCGGCTACGCAGGCGGGCATCGCGTACACCTGCGGATTGGGAACCACGGTCGTAGGCGGCAGGCCGCACTCGATCTTTGCCAGCCGGTTGCTCAGATCGCCGATCGCAGCGTTGATGGGCGCTACGGCCTGGGCCTGCGACTGCATGATCGTCGCCGTCTGATGTTCTTGGGAGAGCTGCCCGGCCAATGCCGCGCTCTTGGCACGCTCGGCGTCGAGTTTGTTCTGCATCTCACGCATCTCGAGGGCACAGAAACGGTCGTTGATGACCTGCGTCTGGGCATCGATCTTCGAGCCGAGGGCATTGAACTGCGTGTTGGCGTTGCTCGTCAGGGTGTTGGTCTGATTGAGCGTTGCGAGCTGGCTTTCGTAGCCCTGGCGCTCGATGGCGGTGCGGACATCGCAGCAGCAGGAGGCCATCTGCGAAAGCACCTGTGCGTTGCCGGACTGCACGGCATTGATGATCTGCTGCGCCGAGAGGCCCGACTGTGCCTGGATGTTGCACAGAGCGGTCTGAATCTGCTGTACGGAACAGTTGAGCGAAGATGCGAGCTGGTTGATGGCGGTGCCGTTTCCCTGAATGGCATTCATCAGCAGCTGACGCCCTGCGTCGCCGTTCAGCTCGGCGGGAAGATTCGAGAGTCCGTTTCCGCGACCGCCGAAGCCACCCCATCCGTTGCCGCCCCAGAGAGCCCAGAGCAGGATCATCCACATCCACTCCCAGCCGTAGCCATTGCCGTAGCCGTTATTGCGGTTGTTTCCGTTCATCAACGCGGCCACGAGGTTGCCGTCCATTGCGCCACCGTTGTCGAACACTAAAGTTTTTTCGTTCATTGTTTTAGACTTTTACATTGTTGCGTCCGTTCGGCGGACGCTGCCGTTGAGCTCACAATGCAAAAATCGACATGAACGATGGGAGAATCAATCGTATCAGTCGCAGGTGGGACGGAGTTTGGACGCAATACGGACGAGGAGCATTTCGAACATTTTACCGCTTTGTTTGCGACGAAGATCGAATTGGGAAATCATCTTCTCTATGGGCCGTCGTGAGAAGTTCATCAGCGAGGATATGACCGGGGCGTGAAATCCCTGCCTCTAGAGGAAATAGACCAGTAAATACCTGGCATCCACGATCTCGGCGTTTTTTGGCTTTGGATAGTATTCGCTCTTCCGAAATCTCCGTTTCTTGCGATACCGTGCCGAGAATTTGTCGGTAAAGTTCAGATTTGCACATATAGGATATTTCTCTTACCTTTGTTCACTCTCTTACCAAATAAAAATAAGTGCCAACACACTTGCAAAGGCTTTACAGCCCCTGTCGTGGTGTGTTGGCACCTTTATTATTAGCGGAAGGTAAGAGAGACGCTAATAAAGGCAGGGGCTTTTTTTACGCCCACCCCTGACGGGCGAAAGCTGTTAGAACAGATACTTTTTCAATGTCGGCCAAAGCAGGTAGAAGTAGATTGCCCCGACGGGAATCAACCCGGTTGCGAACAAGTTGCTGCTTTCGACCTGGCAATAGTAGAGTGTTCCTATCCCACCCACAATACAAACGAATGAGAAGAAGGCAAGGAAAAGCAGTCCGATTTTTTTAATTGTTTCCATAATTATAATTCGTTAAAAAGTTATTTCCGCCATAAATCCATACTTATGCTTCCTTGAACATAGGGGCCGTTATCGCGTGGGTCCCAGCCGAGGGATGTCGTGATATTGAACCTTCCGATGTTTCTGTGAAGTTGCCCTCCGATCCATACGCCACCCGTGCGATTAACGTAATAGACGCCTGCGGCAGGCCCGAGTTGCCATCGGTAGGGCGTTCGGATTATTTTCTGCTGCGTGATAGTACGTCCGTATGTTTCGATGTGTTCAAGGGTAGGGTGGCAGTCGCCCAGGGCTATTCCGCTCACTATGGCGAAGTAGCTGCTGTCGCGATATTCCCGGCGTTCGAATGGCAGCTGTACCGGCACACTGTCCCGGTTGGGATTTATTGTTACGGTGGTAAAGGTGGTATCCGCTGGGGCGAACAACCATTTCGGCACCTCTACCGAAATAGCCGAGGACAGTATTTTATGCGGTTGCGGTCTTTCGAAGTAGGCCGTATCGATTCGAGTATGCTCGATGATACGGACATCGACGGATCGCCTGCCGAGCCACCATCCGACAAGGAACAAGCCGGTCAGAAGGAGAATCAGGATTATTTTCCGCAGTACCATAATGAGTACGAGCTATCAACCGTTGATGAACAGGTCCCAGCCGGCCATCACGTCCGTCATGCAGGCATCAACGCCATTTTCTACGCGCGACATAGCTGCGACTATCGGGATCATCACATCGCGGTTGGTTGCCGTGATCCGTCCGTTTTCCGGGACGCCGGACAATTCGGATACCGTACGGATATATGCTTCCGTGTCATTCTCGCTCGGGGGTGCCCAGCGTGAAATCGTCTTCCGAATGGTGTCGAGCCCGTATTTACGGCTGTAAGTGTTCAGGCATTTGAACATCGCGCGGTATCCCCACGCCATAGATTCGAACTGCTTGAACGCAGCGTCGCGGGAAGGTTCCACCTCTCCCTTCCAATGGGTTCCGTCCTTGCGGATATTCCCGGGATTGTTGTTACGAAGTCCTCTGGTCATTTTTTTGTGCTGTTTAATATGTTTTCTACATCTTCAGGATTTACATTGAGCTTGCGGGCTATTTCTCCGGTCAATGCTTTTCGAAACAGACGTAAGAATGGAAAGTTCGGACTGATGATTAAAGCGTTGCCACAGCTCGACCATGCTTCTGTCAGGCAAATGGCAGAACCCAGGATCACGGTCGTAATCTTCGTTTCGATACCTTCTGTCGTAACGAATTTATCGATGAAAACGAATACTACGATCAGATTGAAGTAAACTGCCAGCTTGAATATCGTAGCCCGCAGGAGTTCTGACAGGATAAATTCTCCGCGCTTTCGAGCGACGCATATTCCAAACAAAGCGTCGAAGGCTACGGCAATAAGCACCCCATAAAGTACGAGCTGATACCCAGCGAAGAAATTCACGATAACGATCAATAGTCCTATAAGCCATCCTTGCACGGTCATAAGTGCTTCGGACAGCTTTGTAGCAATACCTTCCAACACCTTTTTCGTTTTATTAAATATTTTGTCCATAGTTATTATGTTCACGCTATGGGAATGTACTACCGTTGGTATTTCTCAAATCTTTGTCCAGGTCGTATGGTCGGTATCTTTCTTATATACATATCCGTTTTGAATACGTAATCCGGCTTTTCCGATCAGGACTTCGAAAATATCTCCCGTGAATACCGCATAGTTGCTCGATCCTTTCACAACGGCTACTCCGTTGGGAGCGATCAGGTTCTTGCGGATGTCTTTCACGAAGTTGAATTGGGCGGCATTCATCGTTGCAGAGGCCGTAAGTTTTCCGGCTGCCGATGCTTCGACCGTAATCCGGATGTAGTACTTCTGGGCTGCTCCAGCGAAAAGATATGAAATCGTCTCGTCGATATTCAAATTCGTGTTTTGGGCTTCAGCCGTGCTGTTTCGGTACAGGGTATCGGCTTTCCCCGTCGAAGCGTTTACCACCTCGATCTTTACGCCCCCGCCACCTCCTTCGGCATTGCCTGTGATGCGGGCTGTAATCCGGGCTGACATCTGTACTCCCTGCCCACAGGTAAACGGCGGACTTGACTTGTAAACATTTCGGACAAAAGGCCTGATTTGTCCCGTAGCCAGTGCGCTCACTTCTTTCGTTTCTACGACACCCGGTACACTCGCAGCACCCAGAACCTGCGATATGGACGTAATTCTGTGTGGGGTGAGTATGATTTTATCTCTGCTTGCGGCCGCATCGCTCACCTCTACGGAATCGTTTTTGACCTGCAGGATTCCGACGGTTCCTTTGGTTGCGTGTACTTCCCCGTCGGCGTGTACTCTGAACACGGCTTTTTTCCGGTTTGTGTAGTCGGCTCCCGACCAGAAGGGCACATCGTCTTCCTGCAAGCCGCTCACGCCGGCCGTCACGTCGCCTTCAGCATTTTTCAGCAACATCACATTGGTCATTATCAGACCGCCTTTCACCTCGGTACTTCCGTCTTCCATAGCCTTCTTGAGGTACTCTGTCGATTTGATGGATTCGTCTATCGCGTCGTCGATCAAGTCCGACATGTTGCTGCTTATTTCATAATAATCGGAGAATACTTTTCTGAACTCGGTGCCGGTTATCTCGGATGTCGTACTCATATCGGCCAGCAGGGGCGTGAGATAATCTTCGAGTGCCTGGAAATAGACCGTAAATGAATCCGTGGGGACATCATACTTTTCGGCATTCGCCATGATGCTCCAGTATTCGCCTTGAATCCGCACCCATTCATTAGCCACCTGCTGTTTGTCGGATGGCGTCAGGCTCGAATCCGAGGCAATGTAGTCCACATCCAGCTTCACCTGCTCGATCTGCGCCTGCACATCCTCCTCGGCCGTGATATACCCCGTGGGGGCTTTGTTGCCTTCCGTAAGCTGAATGTCGTAGAGATACATGGAAACACCTTTGTTGATATACATGTATATCTTCTGTACCACACGCGAAGCATCGATGGTGTGGACCACTTCATATACTCCTTCCGTTCCCGCCGGAGGAGCGGAAAGCACTTCTTTGGTGCCGTCTTCGTATGCGATACGGAACGTAATTTCGGCGCCCTGCTTGATCCGGGCTTTGAAGACGTACGGAGTATTCGGCTTGTATTTTATCTGGCCGCCGAAACAGTCGGGGACCGTCGAAACCTGGGAGGCGTTGGTTGCGACAAGCCCGGCCTGAATAAGTTTGCCCCAATTGACATACAAATATGCTCCGTCCGCGTCCGCCCCCGAAGTTACGACATCCGTAACGCCCTCTTTGGCGCTGTTCCATTCCCGGATAAACTGCTTGGCGATGTAGTTGCGGGCGCCGAACTGAAGATTAGCAATCTCGTCTTTGGCTTCGTTGGCTGCCGTATCATCGGTGTATTTAGATGCTTTGTCCCAATCCGAGCTCTCGAAATTACCCGTTGCACGGGATTCGATACAGCGCATGATGTCGCCACCTTTGCCCTGCGTCCAGATGTCACCCACATCGTAGGGTGTAGTCGGTGTTACGACGAATACACGACGTTTGGCATCGGCCGTGTCCTGCGCCCGCGCCGCCTCTTGCAGGGCCTTTACCGCATCGCTGTCGGCGATCGGCGTCCATTTATAGGTTCCGTCCTCTTCTTTTACCCACCGCCACGATTTGCCCGCATCGGGGTTCGTCGTCTCGTCGCTCGATATGGTGAAGTGAATCTGCGGGTATTCCGCCGGAGTGATTTTGGCATTATCGGTTTTGCGGATGACAAAAGTTATGTAGGGATTGTCGCTTCCGACGGTATAGCTCTGGCTCCATACGTAACTTGCTATAACCGCTCCGGATGACGCTATCGGATTGTAACCCATCGTATAGCCTTCGCCCACCGACAGTACGGCGCCTTTGGGTATTCCTCCGACCGGAGTTTTGAGCCGGATGCGGGTGCTGTCGGCGATTTTGATCTGATCCCAGGTCTTAATGCCGTCGATATAGGATGCACCGATGCTGCCCTGCTCCCAGCAGCCTGCGTCCGTCGGGTCGAAATTCGCGGGCAGCGTATTGGTGAACGTGTCGCCGATATGGTTTTCCTGCTCGCCGTCCGCTATCCATGTTTGGGCCGGTTCATTGTAAAGCGAGGGAGTATAGGGATAGAACCAGTTTTCCACGACACCGTCCAGCCGTTTGTTGATCTCGGACAATTCGCCGGGCAGCGTGTTATCGATGTAATCTTTGGCTTGCTGAGCTTTGCGATCGGCGGAATTGGCAGTGGCCTGGGCTTCGTTGGCCGTCTGATCGACCTGTTCGATGTCGAACTCCTTCTGGAACTGTCCCGTCGCGGGGTCGTAGAGCTTGCCTTGCTTCCAGCCTGCCTCCGGGGTGAAGGCCACGCCGACGCCGTTGTCGCCTACCAGCCGGAACAGCTTGCTCCGGGTGTCCAGCAGCGCCTTCTTGTCCAGGCTGCTGATCATACCTTGCAGATAGATATTATCCAGATAGGCCGAATAGCCCGACATCTGGATCCCGAAGACGGAGAGGTTCGTAAGGTCGCCGAACTGCGCGGCGATATTCTCGGCCGTAAACTCCCAGTCGCTGACATTGCGGAGATAACGCTGGTAGGTGCGCGTCGAGTAGCGCGAGCTCTGCCGGGCGGGATTCGTGAACGATCCGTAGGCTACGAAGGTCATCGATTCCATCGGATCGATCTGCTTGGTAAAGGTGGCCGACAGGGGGCGCAGCCCGTAGCGGAACTGCTCGTTGCGGTCGCCCAGGACCTCCGTGATACGGAAATAGACCGTTGCGAAGCCTGAGAAAGAGAAGTTGCCCCGGCCGTCGTCGGAATCTGCCGTCGCATTGTTCGACGGGTCGAAGTCGTGGAAGATACCCATGCAGATATCCCCGACCGCTACGGCGCCGATCTCGCCCTCTTCGAGTTTGAGCGTTACGAGCTTCTGCTCCTTGTCCACGCTCTCGATCACCCCGGCGCCCGGAGCGCTCCAGTCGTCCCCGACGCTGATGCCCACGCGGTTGTACCGAAGCTCCGGAACCTCCAGAAAACGGCGGATGAAGAGGCTCTCCAGCTCGCCGGCGCCTTTTTCATTTATAAACCCGCCCACTCCGGTAATACCGGAGGCATATGATGGTCCAAATTGTGCCCCTGCGTTGAAAGTCATTCTACCCTTGAACGTATCGGGTGCCTGCTTGTTGGCAAACTCCCATATTGCCCTTCGTGCAGAATAAGCATTTGTATCGGTCGGAAAAGTATTATCGTATCGGGTGATTAGATATATAGCCGCTCCATTCTCCGCAATGCCTATACGTTGGGAATAGAGCGATGCTTTCACGTCCGATTCAATACTGTCCAGGCGGGAATAAGGTGTATTGTCGCCTACCGTATAGGTTGCGATGTACTCGTTGTATAGTTTTTTTTCATAACCTTGAATCCGGGAAAGACGACCGTCTATACCGAATTGAGGACCCATTAATCGTACAGCCTGTCCTGCTTCGTAGTTTTTTTCGTTGTGTGTACAATACACGGGATTCGTTTCACAGTCATAGACTGTCGTGTCGCTGCTATGTTTGGCAGCATAGGAAGTGCCGGCATTAAGAAGTTCTTGTTCTGCTTCGTCTATGCGTTGCTGGGGGAGTTTGACGCCTGTGAGTACGAAAGTGTCAGGCCCTCGGTCATCATCTTTTCCACGAGGACGCATGTTTTCATTCGGTATAATCTGCTGACTTTCGCCGGACGTTTCGACTTGGGCGATGATTTCAAATTTCTTGTTGAATCCGTCTTCGGGTTTCCAGGTCGCGGGGTCGATATTGTCGCCATTGTCGTCGATAAGGGCGAGTTCGAAATCCCAGCCGATCAAATCGCCGCTCGTAAAATGTGCCCCCAGCGTTTCTCCTTCGATTACGTCTGAAGGTAGAAATGGCGTGTCGTTGCATACCATGACGTATGCCTTGTCGGTCTGCCCTTCAATGATTGTCCGATCGATAGTTTCTACCGAAGTGACGGTTTCCGTGTTCTTCGGGTAGATGTCGTCGAAAAACACTACGACTTCCTTGATTTCGTTTTTTGTAAGTCCGGGACGTGCGTCTATGTATTGCTGCCCATCCGGAAGCCGTAACCGGACTTCGGAAACGTGGTTCGTTACGCCGCCCTGTTCGGATTGTCCGTATTCTTTCGTCAGGTTGCGCGTGGAGCCGAATACATAGAAACGGGTCCCGTATTCGGAATCGTCCCCTTTCTTGGCCGGGATGCTTTTGACGACTTCTCCGCGTTTGAATGTTTCCGGCGTTCCGAAGTTCAGTTTTCCGAAATGCAGGGTTACGATACTGCCGTTCTCCTCGGTCCGCCATTCGACATCGAAAGTCTCGGCAATGGATGATAAGGCATCCCAACAGGTATCGCCATTGAACGATACGAGCTTGTTGGTTTCCGGATGTTCGACATTTACACTTCCCATCTGCCAGTTGTTTCCTCCCAGTGCCTTGTTCATGTTGGCGACGATGAGCGCCCCGAAGGATGCCAAGTCTGTCGTGTTGTGGAATACAGCTTCAGGATTATCGCCTCCCAGCCAGAAGCAGATGAAATTTTTCATGTGGTTTTGCTGCGCCTGGAACTGAAGCGTGTATTTGTAGCCGCCGGTTTTGTTGTCGAAATCCGGATAAACCTCCGACATGATTTCGAATTTGCGGCCTTTGTAGGTGATGTATGATCCGAGGGGGAAATCCAGCGGGGTAAGCAAACTAAAGGGGAGTTCGATGTAATAATCCCCCATAAGTGCGTATTTGATAATGGCACTCGTTGTTACGGGCGCATCGTATATCGCTTTACCGGAAGGGTTGTATATTGTCATTTCGTCGATATATGTATCCTGTGCCACCACAGGGGCGATACAAAAGTGTGGGGTTTCGGCACATTATGCAAGTAATTTTAAGAAAAAATACAGAAAAACGCCCCGGTCTTTTGACCGGGGCAAGAGGGGGTTGCTTCCATCCGTATTTTAAGGTTTAAGCCATGAACTTTGCGGCTTAACGATTAGACGAGCGTTGTTATATGCCATCTTCAATGTTAAGCATGTGCGCGCTGTATAGGTATTATTCCCTATTTTATGCGTGGCTAAAGCTAAATCCGGATTGGGTGATCCAGGGGTAAGGCATAAGGGCAACAGAAGTTGTATTTTCCCTTCGTAATACTGGGGGACAGCTATTTTGTAATTTGACCTTGCTTTTTTTTGGGCTTCATTAATCGCGCCAACGAGTCTTCTGCGCATTTCGTCTGAACTCAGCCCTTGCATGTGTGCAGGAAATCTGTCCATGTTGTCCGCAATGATATGGTCGATTTGAGGGACTACCCTGCATTGAGGATTGAAAATCAAATCCTCGGGTTTCTGGAAAAAATCAGCAATGTCCGGAATATTATCGCCGAATTTGCTAATTAGCTGAATATCGCTTTCCCTGACAAATGCCTTGAAAACATAAGGCGATAAACCTTTCTCGGCTACATCTGGCCTATTGTTGCGTTCAGCAAGAGCAAATATGCTTTCCAAATTTGCAGTTACAAGTCCAGTATTGAAACATGCAAAATTGTTATCAGAAGAAAAGGATATTTTATTTTCAGATTTAATTTTGCGGAAAGTATGTTCGATATAACTTTTCAAAATGGAATATTTGGCTTGCGTAGCATCTGAGAAATCCCATGGTTCCGGATCTGCTATATTATTCGCAAGATATTCAATAGATGCGTCATAATTAGGGAACCAACAAAAGTCAAAAAGAGCCGAATGAAATTTTTTCATAAACGTAAGTTTTTTATATTGTCAATAAATAAAAAGACCGCCATGTAATATTATGACGGTCTTATTGTATCCTTTATGTTCGATATTCGTGGTTACGGATAGACCCGTACGTCTATATTTCATTATATGATGCAAATATAATACACGTTTTTTCGAGGTGCAAATTTTTTGCCAACTTTTTAGTTGCACTATGAAAACGTAGCCGAATACACGTTTATTGTCCTAACGTATGGAAATGATAAAGAGCGAAATTCGTAAGATTGGAGAAGAACTGCAATTGATTTGATAAGGATGGGGAGGGGCTAACGCATCATTTTACGATGAATAGCAGAAGCGAGTAAAAGGCTGGGATAGATTCCCGGCCTTTCCTATTCGCGTGCTGCCCGATCTGCGGGGTTGGGTTCTCGGAATTTCACTGCTAATTTACAGGCATTCAATCGATAATTTTCAAATTGAGTGCTGTTGCTATATAAAAGATTATACGTATTGCCTAAATCCGGGACATATAGTGTTACGGTTCCTTTGTGTAATTCTGCAACAAAAGCAGCATAGTTAGATAAAAATGCCTCTTGTGATGTTCCTTTGATCAAAAATGTCAATGTTACGTCACGTTCATTTACAACCGGTGAATCCGGAACAATAATATCTATTCCGTTTTGTGTTGGATCGTCATTTTCGACAAATTCTTTGAGAGATGGAGGTGTAAGGAGGGCTGCATATGCTCCTGAAAGCATGGCAACTCCCATTGTAGATAACGGTTTGTTATTTATAGTTACTTCTGTTGTTGGCATGTTTTATAGGTTATCAAGTTTTCGATTTATTGCAACAAGAATTTCGACCATTGCAGGCAATATGCGGGTGTATGTTCGAATATCTGCAACATTACCATTCAATTGAATCATAATATCTCGGATGTCAAAAGTCACATTACGCGTATCCATATTGATCGATCGAAGCAGCTCCATACCATTGACAAGGATGTTCATTTTACCTTGCATGTCAGTAAAGCGACCGTTGAGTTCGTCGCCTGTGTCTTGGGACATTGCCTGAAAACCGCGTGAAGTAGCATTCTGGGTAGATGCCTGATTGTCGGATAGCAGAGAACCTGCCCATCCATATTTATCATCTAAATATTTTTGTAAGTCATCAGCCATTTTATAGGCCTCCTCTTGTTCCTCGGCTGAAAATACCCCATCTAACCAGAACTCTTGCAATCTCTCGCGAATTTTCTTCATGGCTTCGGAAGATTGTATGGCAGATTTAATACTTTCTATTACCATTTGACGCATCATATTCCGAACCACATCTCGTGCGGTTCTTGCCCGATCTTCCCCGTTTGCCCATGCATCGGCGTAAGCTGTCGCGAAATTGTCAATCGCAGATTTTAGATCTTCGCCAAAAATTGCATCTAAGGCCTTTTCCTTATTTTCTTCTATTTGTTTATTTATCTCATCGATTTGATTTTCCCATTCTTTGATTCGTTCTTCATCCGTGTCTTTTTTACTACGCTCTTCTGCTATTTGATTTTGTATCAATATTTTTTGCTGTTCGAGTAATTCATTCTGTTGTTCGATAAGTTCAGAAGCATCTGTAGAGTATGCCTCTTCAATGGCCTCCCCGAGTTCATCATATGATTTTTCGAGAGCATCAATTTGACCTTGTAAGCGCTGAATGTTACGTTCTTTTCGTCGATCTCCGCTGAAAAGGTTTATCAGGCTGGTGATAGCCGACGCAGTTCCTTGAATGCCTTGAACAATATTTCCAGATGCGAATCCACTCACAGCTTGTGCTGCTCCGCCTACAGCACCTGCAATGTTGTTAATGGAGGCCGTCGTGTCTTCATCTGCTCCTAATGCTGACGCAATAGAAGACACACCGCTTATTGATGCCGCAACGATGTCAAGCGCCTCCGCTACTGCTTGCCAGGCATCTTCACGTAGCTTTACAGCTCGAAGATCATCCCCATCTGCAAGTGCCTTTTTATAAGCCTTGAAGTTTGCCGAAATACTTGCGAATGGATTCTTCCGAGTGGCTATATCTGCTGCTTGGTCAAGTTGATCTGTTATTGCTTTGAGGTTTATCGGATCAAAATCGGCATTTTTGAGTTGTTCGTTGATATTGTCTATAATACGCCGTATCTCTCTGCTTGATAGGGCGTCGAGGTTTTGGAACAGATTAATCCAGTCATCGGTTTTCATCAGTTCGTCCACCTTGATTTGTCCGATTTCCTCTGTTTCATGTTTGTCGATTTGAGGAATAAGGTCGGAGCGGCCGTTCTTTGTTGCTGTTTCCCTGTCTTTGGCGTGTTTCTCGCGTATCTTGGCAATCTTATCCTCCATCGTACCGTATTTCTCGACAATGGTATTTAGGCTGGCCGCAATTTCCGCTTGGTCGATCTTGATACCCAAATCGGTCGCTTGCTCTTTGGTGATATTTCCAGCCTTCAGAGCATCTTCTACCCACTTGCGGAACTCCTCGTATTTGTCTTTTATGCCTTTGATGCGGCGATCTTCTTCCGAGAGCGTGTCATCGGTGATCTGCTTGTATATCTTGTCAAGCTCTTGGGCGTATTTCAGTTCTATGGCAGCTCGGTCATCGGCATTTTTTTGCTGAATATTCGATTGCCTTTCCTGAAAATCTTTTGTTTGATCTGCAGTTATGATTCCACCCTGTGCGGCTTTTAGTTTCGATTTGTCCTGTTCAAGTTTATCCAGTTCCTCTTTTGTGCGCAGGTCTATTTCGGCCAGCTCTTTCTGCTTGCCATCTTTCAAAATATCGATGCGCGATTGCTGAAGGGCCTTATCATTGGCTAGAATAAGATCGGATAGCTCTTCCTGGGCTTTGGCGGCATCCGTCTCCGTTTTGTCCGAAACGCTGTATTGTTTAATTTTCGAATCGTATTCGGCGATTTTGGCGATCAGCTCATTCCATTTCGCTGTCCCTTTCAATGAAACGTCCATCGCTTCGAGAGCTGCCTCCGCCTCCTTCTTCTGTTCTTCCCAATAGGATTTGTTGCGTACTTCTTTGGGCTGTTCTGGTGTTTCGGTATTTGTAGAACTTTGGGGTGTTGGAGCTGTAATACCGAATCGTTTGCGGGCCAAATCATCTGTTTCACGCAGTACCTCTTGTGCTTCAACTATATTCGCTATAAGTTTTGCGACACGTCCCGTATATACTTCAAATCGGGTTGTTAGCCCCAATGCTCCGCCTATTGTTGCTTCAAAATCTTTCAATCCACTTATACGTAATATCCCCGCCGAATTTTGAAGAACTTTTATCGAACCGTCGCTTATGGCTTTTTGTAATTCAACGCCATACTGCGTACCCAATTCATCGCCGTATTTTTTTATAAGTTTGTTGAAAATTTTGTCATAGCTTTTGGTTGCCGTTTGCTCGAACAAATCAGTCTGCTCCCGTGAGAATTTTTCGTATTGACGAGCGTTATAAGATTGCAATATTGCATCAGTAAGACTGTTATATTTTTGAGCGAGAGTTTCAACCGTAAGTGTTTCGGCTTTTAGTCCGGCGTCATATTTACCGAATTTTTCTATTATTTCGTTACGAATTTTGTTATATTCTTCCGTTCCCTCCTTTGCCGCTTGTAATTTCCCTTTAAGCCTGCCTAACTCCGATTGTTCTACTGCCGCAGAACTTGCCGCTTCGGCTATACTGTCATTCAGCTGCTTTTGGGATTTTGCCGCGCTATATATCCCGTCTGAATATTTCCATACGGCGATCCCAATAGCGGTAAGGACACTCAAAGCCAACCCGAGCGGATTAGCATTAAACGCCGTATTAAATAACAACTGTGCATCCTTTGCGGCGGTTATACCTTTCGCCAAATCAAAAAATGCTTTGATATTTGCTGCGGTTACAACTATTTTTTGTGCCGCTGCGGTCAAGATCAATGTTGCTTTGTAGGCACCGTATGCCGATACCAACGGAATTAGAATATCCAATACCTTTTGGTAATTCTCGACAAGTGAAATCGCACCCTTGAGCACACCCGTGATGACGCCTTCCTGCGATTTGCCGAGGTCGTTGAACATCATGTCGAGAGCATCGCCGAGATTGGAGATGAGGCCCGTAATGGTTTTGGATTGCTCCTGCATCAGGTTGTGGAACTTCCCGCCCTCGTTCGTCATGCTTTCAATAGCCTTCTGCACCTCTGGAAAGCCTATTTTGCCTTCCGTGACCATCTGTGAGATTTCTGCGCGGGTCTTGCCGAGTTGCGTTGCCAACTCTCCCGCGAGGTCGATGCCTCGGCTTTGGAACTGCATTACGTCACGTGTGTATAAACGCCCCTGTACGGCCGTCGTGCCGTACAACCACGTGAGGTCTTGCAGGTTCAGTCCCAGACCGGCCGCAACATTACCGAGCCGAGTCAGTGTGTTGGTAACATCCTCTGCTGCGAATCCATATGCGAGAAGCTGGCGGGCGCCGCTGGCCACGCCTTGCAGGTCAAACGGCGTTTTGGCGGCCAGTTCGACCATTTGTGACATCAATGCATCAGCCTTTTCTTTACTTTGGAGCAGAGTTGCGAAGGCCACTTCGAGCTGTTGAAACTCGCCACGAGTTTGCGCGATTTGTTTCACCAGCCCCGCAAGCGACACTCCGACGCCGATTTGTCCGAGGGTGGTAGCCAGGCGACGCATTGCAATATCCATACGGTCGGCGTCCGTCACGACACTGGACGTTACGGTTTTGGCCGTTTTCTGAAGTTCACGGAACTTGCGAATTGCTTCATCGTTATCTATGACTACGGTAAGGTTTATACTCATAATACGATGACGGTTTTATCTTTATTGATTTCTACCTTTGATCCGCTGATGTTCACGACTTTTATTACGGCATAATTCGAAGCGTTGATTGTGGCCGAGGCTCCATGCATAAGAATGACAGTGTGGACGAAATCTACTCCCGAGGCTTCTATTTCAGCCGACGTATTGCCGACTAAGCAAATGTATTTTCGCTTGTCGAGCCTTATGCATCCGCAATCCACATACATGTTGCAATCACTCACTTCGTTTTTGTGAGCTTGAAATATTCCCAGCGGAGGGAAATTGTTTTTATGGCAAAATTCAAGTCCTTGTGGCGTAAAAAACAGAGAGGTCAGGGAGTGAAAATTTTTCACTTTGTCCAGTCGTTCGCAGGCGCCGAGTGCGGACGCGGATTTTAGGATGTTGTCAAGCATATAAATTATTTCGTTTGTTATCGTTTGCCTCCTGCCATCAGAAGAAGTGTGTTCATTGCATTAGGATCGGTCATGTCAATTATATCGGGAACTTTTGATTGTTCATTGTTGGGAATATTAGTTGTTGATTTACTTTTACAATCCGTTTTTAGAGCGTCGGAAATCATAAGCTGTACGTTAGCCCATGAAATCCCCCAAAGAATATATTCAAGAGTCCAATGATAGCGGTTTATAAGATTATCTATTTGTCCCCAGATACTGCGCCCTCCGTAGTGGCTATCCGCTCCGCTGTTGTCGTTGGGGAAATCATTACCCGCAGCGTTCTTACCAAGCGAATAGCGTTCATAAAATCCGCGTAGTAGGATTGAAATACGATGGTGGACAAAATGTTTGTAAGAGCTGTTGTATCCATTGTAGGGGACCAGTATATAAGTTTTGTCCGCTCTTTAAGCATATCTTCGATTTCTTGTTGCGTCCGAAGTGTGGCGATAGCGATTATTTCGGCCACCTCTTTTGATTTTTCGGAGCATATGGTCCACATACGTTTAACAGCACCCTCCATCTGTTCGTCGTCGAAAATCAGATCAAGGTCTATTAGTCGGCGACTTATCATCGCGAGTCGTCCGAGTTGGAGGGGGTATAGGTAAAGGGTTATTTGTTCTTTGTCATTGCCTTCAATCTCGAACGATTCAATTTTTTCAGTCAGTGTGTCAAGTGCACGTTGTTCTGTAAGGCGGCCGACTTCTTCTTTTTTCATATTATAAACTATTGTTTTTGCTCCCGCCCCGTCCTCGAGACGTGATGCAAGTCGTCAGCTTTCCAGCGGGATAGAGAATTTACAAAACGCTCTTGGCATATTCCGGAGTTGTAATCGGCCACCAGGAATAACCACCTTGTTCCGGAGCTAAAACTTTCGCAGATACTTGAATTTGGAGCGGGTCGGTTTTATTGATTCCACCACCCAATGTCGCTACATATTTTAACCTTGCAAAAGCGATGGAGCCTCCACTTTTGGAATCGAATACGAATGCTTTTACTCCTTCGTAAATCTCGCCTTTTGCAGGTTCTGTAGTTCCGAAGTAAAATTCCATCGTGTCGTCGTCAAAATCTACGACATTCCAAGTAACTTCTTTTGTGCCTGTCGTTTCGTCGATTGCAGAGTAAAATGGGTCTGCTTCTCCTTCCCGATAAAAATCATTTCTGGAAGGTATCGCGAAATTGGTGGAAACACCACCATTATAAGGCTGACTGATTTTGGTGAAAGCCTTCATTAAGTCGGCAGCCTCAGCGTCTTTTACTCCTTTCGGGAGAGGATTACCTGCATGAACGGCTTTCAGTCCGATTATTTGTCCCATGTTTAATATTTTTTAAGTTTTACTTTGAGGTTTGAAAATGTGTAGGAGATCCCCTCCTCACTAATAAGAGTTTCATCGCTCACATCAAAGAACCAGCGTTCGTTGATAGGGTAGTATCCTAGTGAATCGAAAGCGAGACGAGTTAGTTCGTTCAGACGGTTGCGATCGGGGTAGCGTTGCTCTTCACGACCGATTGTCGGTGTTGTGTCCGGTACATAAATGTTTACATTTACGGTTGCCACCTGCGAATCTCCGACGACATTTGACAATGAGCCTACGACGATAAATTCTCCCGAAGGATTATTCGGGTAGTGGTCCGCATACATCATCGGCACGGTCTTCCCTAACAGCGAATCCCGGATGCGATCCCAGACGAGTTTGAATATTTCCGTAGAGGTCAGGTTCATCGCTTTTTCGATTTTAAGAATCGAGCGAACTCCGCTTTGAGTTTTTCAGCAGTAGATTCCACCCAGTTTCCCGACCCTTCGAGAACGTCGAAACCTTTAGCCTCGACATATTTCGCGTATTCCATACCGGCTACCCATACGAGATATGTTTTGTTAGCGGGAAGTTCACGGGCGACAGACCGGGCATGTTCAAGCCCTTTGGCATGAGCTTCATCGGCACCTTTGTTCCCTTTAGGATTGCCGTCCGGTCTGACACGGCGGTTATACTTGAAAGATTCAGCAATGATTCTTCCGTATTGTACCACAACATACCCGATGGAGTTGCGTAGGTTACCCGTGTGATCGGTATAACTACCGTGTTCGCGGGCGTACTTCACCACTCTTTCCCCCAACGCCGACAACCATTCTACAGCTTTTCGGTCGTACTCTTCTTTTGCTCGCGCAAATTCAAGTTCCACCTCACGCCAGTTGGTACACTTTACAGCCATAATCTCGTGTTTTCGTAACGTTGTCCGCTTTTGTAGAATCCCTGTACCGGATACGACGCCGTGTCCTTGCCTTTCGGTTTGGCCTCAGTGCGGAGCGAACGGTCGAAGATGTTGAATCCTCGGCTGTCGAATATGCGTACTTTCGTCCCGATAGGAATTGGCTGTGTATCTGCAGGCATCGTAACCTCGAAAGAGTAGAGGAAGGCATCCCCGTTTTGCCCTTTGATTTGCTGTGCTCGTCCATTCTGACGGGCATTGCATCGTCCGATGACACGCCATTCATGCGCACCTTCGATCCACGAACCATCAGGATTTTGCGAGGCGTCCTCCTCGTACCACATTTCGAGCGTATAGGGGAATCTTACCATTGGTCGGAAATGTCGGTAATTTTCGATCGAGTATCGAACTCTTCGGCAATATCGTCCAGCCCGTTTTCCTTTGCGATATGGAAAATGCGCTTTTCCAGTTTGTCCGTGTACGACAATGAATAGCCCCCGTTGCTCTCACTCGCAAGAACAATGAGATTTCGCAGAATGGCGATTGTGGCTTTTGCCACGCTAATTTTATCGGTTACCGTATAGTCTGCTTGAGTGTCTATTCCCTCGTCAATGCAGGCCTTTTCTTTGAGGAAAGGATCCACATCGTAAGGATACAGACTTGCCGATATTGCCTCGAAATTCTTCATACAACTACGATTCTACGGTCAGCGAATAGATGCCGTTGATTTCGGTGATAACCGGAAGTGACAGCGACTGTGCTTTCGTGAACTCTACGCCGTTAGAGTTGTCGGTTTCGCCCTTGCCCCACTGTGAAATGCGGATGCGTCCGTAGTTAGAGTAGGTGACACCCGGCTCTTGCCGCAGCTCGTTGTCGGCATAGGCGTTCTTGATGACGCCCAGTTTGCCCGCAGGTACGAACACGAGGCTCTTGTCGTTCCACGGCGAATACTCCGTAAGTTTACCGTTATCCTGAATACGGGTCATGCGGCGGATGACTTCGAATGTCGGGAATCCGTTCGAACGCATAAACTCGTTCAGGTTCGCCAGCAACAGCGGTGTGGACGACTTGTCACTACCGAATACCGCCAACTTCATCTTCTTGTTGCGGAGGATATACGACAGGCGTTTCTGCGAGAGCAGAATGCGGTCGAACGTAACTTTGTCCTGTGCAGCATCGAGGATGGCTTGAATATCCTCCAGCGTATCGACCGTATCTTTATTGCCATCCGTCCATAACGTTTTCGCGGTGGCAATGTTCTCGCTCGGCATTTTGTAGTCGATCGTACCGCGCACACCACCCTCTGGGTTATTGGACGCGTCAAACGTGAATACGCCTTTGTTCGACAATGCTCCGAGGAAGATGATGTCCAGTTTCGATTGCACGGAGTTCACGACCTTCGCAACATTGTTCCACATCAGATTGATGAGCTGCTGTGTCTTGGCCGAATCGGACAGCATCCGCGAATCGAGAATCTGCAACACCTTACGATACTCTTCGATAGGCATCGAATAAGACATCTGGTGGGTTAATACCTTCTGCTTGATCGTTTCCAGTCCCTCGGTTCCCATGATAGGCTCCTTACCTTTGGAGTCGAGCGTTGCAGCGGCGACGCTCAAATTGTACGAGCCGATCAACTCCTCGAAGTTCAGTCCGACGGTGGGGGTGTCCCAGTCGAGGAATCGCTCGTAAATATTTTGGTCGAATAGCCGCTTACGCAGTTCAGAGGCGGCATCGATGCGAATCTGCACCTGTTTAGTCAGTTCGCCGAAAATGGATGAATAAAATACTTCGTTCATTGTTTACCTCCTCTTTTACTGTCGTACATACTTGATTTCGGGGTTGTTCTTCAGGCTGTAACCCTGAAGCCATGCAGCAGGGACGGGATAGGCTACATCCTTGAGGATGATACCTGCATATCCGGCCGATACGGTCTGGAATCCGTTATTGGCGGAATAGACCATGTCGGTTTCGACAACTGCATCAGGCAGATTGTCGTCCGAGAGGACATCTACGCCTTCAGTCGCACCCGTTACGGCCGCTGCGAACGTGATCACATCGTAATCTGCATTTTTGGTATCAATGCTTTTTACGGTCGAATTTGACTCGCCGACCTTAACCGCATCTCCTACTTGGAGCATGGAACCCTTCTTGACATGTGGAGCAGTGGTTGTGCCGCCCGACAGAACACGTGCACTCTTGCATATGGAACATTCCATGTTGTCGAAGTCGAGCTTGATCGGCGTACCTTTGGGAATCTTTGTCCCTTCGGGATAGGTTCCCTTCAGTTTGAAGTCCCCCGGCAATACGGCGAACTCGCCGCGCCAGAATATGGGGAAACCGCCCTTTACTTTTGTTTTTTCAAATACGATTGCCATGATTTTACGTTTTGGTTACTCTTTGTCCGGAAGTGTTTCAGCCCACGCCTTTGCGAGTTCTTTGCCCTGCGCTTCGGGCGTGGACATCGGGAATCCCGAACCTTTCCCTTCCAGCCCTGCGGTAACCAGATTTTTCTGCACGTTTGCGAGGTAGTCGCCGATCGTTTTTTCATCTGCATCGTCGGCGATGACGAATCCCTCTTTCATGCGCCACTCCGGAATACCGAGTTCTTTTGCCTTTGCGGAGATGAGATTGGCCCGGTCGTTCTTGGCCTTTTCAGCTTTCAGAGTATCGCTCTCCGCTTTGCTGGCGTTGTAACGCTCCTCCTGTTGCTGCTTGTAGGCTTTGAACCACGCAGGTTCCTCATCGTCGGGTTCGTTTTTTTTGCCCTGCCCGCCCCCATTTGCAGGAGATGCCTCACTCTTTGCCTTGAGTTCGTCATACAGTCCTTTCAGTGCGTTGTACTCGGTGCGTGCACGATCAGCGTCAGACTGGAAAACTTTAAGGAAAGGTTCGACCCCGCTGACTGCGGTTTCAATTTGCGATTCATCGGTGACGGATTTTTCCAAAATGGAGGCTACTCCGTCGAGAGCCTTCGCTCCGAACCCCAAATTAGAATACTTGGTTTTCAGCGCTACGAGAATTTTCTCTTTCATGTTTTTTCGTTCTATATGGTTTCGAATAAATCATCATATTCGCACAAAAAAGGTCTGTCAGCCGACGCCAACAGACCCACTAACAATTACATGAAGGTTATATCGTTCTGCAACTGGTGGGCTGCGACTTCACAGCCTCTGTGACAAAAGTCAGTATGTTCGGCACATTATGCAAATTATATTAAGGGAAAATTCGTTAAAAAAAGAGGAGAGCAATTCTCACTGTCGGAAAATAGCTTTATTGAAATGATTCATTCCAAAAAGTGCGAAAAATAGTGCAAGAAGGAGAGGTATCCCGCAATGGGAAATTAGATTGGGTTTGTGTCTAAATTGTGTGCCCGACTAAAAACAAACCAGTCACCTACAGGGCTGTAAGTGACTGGTTTTCTGTGTGGTGCCACCGGGAATCGAACCAGGGACACAAGGATTTTCAGTCCCATAATTATATTTTTGAATAATTATGTGTTGTTTGAATTTTTATATGAAAATCAATGTTTTAAGCTTCCAAATGTGGCGATTTTATTTTGTTTATTTTTATCTATTTTTGTTTGTTTTTGTATTTTTGTGTCGAAATTGTGTGTTGAAATAATAATTATCCTATCAAATGAACTATTCAAAAGACGGAATAACAGTTGCGCCCATAATAGATACGAGTCATCCGAAAAAGAACGGAAAGTGCCCCGTAAAAATTCGTGTAACCTATCGCCGGGATCGTCGCTATTATCCGACGGGCAAAGACCTTACCTTGGATGAGTGGGAAGGTCTGACTACAACGAAGGTTCGCGCCCTTGTGGCCGTTCGTAAAGATATAGAAAGCAGTTACCAAATTGTTCGTGGGGTTGTTGAGGAATTGGCACGCGACGGTATTTTTTCATTCGATAGCCTCAACAAGCGATTGAAACGTTCGGGGGTTGATACTCTTAACCGTGCATTTGCGGCTAAAATAGCGGAATTAAAAGAGCAGGATCGTATCGGGTCAATGCTGGTTTATAATGTTGTTATACAGGGATTGGAGCGGTTTGCCGGGGATCGTATTGCTCTTGAATCTATAACGGTGGATTGGGTAAGACGTTATGAGCGCTTTCTACTCGGAGAAGGTAAGAGCCGTACAACGATCGGAATACACATGCGCCATTTACGAGCCATATTGAACGATGCTTGTCGATGCGATGCGATTAAACCCGCGCAATACCCGTTCGGCCGAGGGAAATATGAAATACAGGCCGGTGAGGGCCGTAAATTGGCTTTAACGCTGGAGCAGATCGGGCAGATCGCCCGCTATGAGGATGGGAACGAAGCAACGGCCAAATACCGGGATTATTGGCTGTTCCTCTACTTGTGTAACGGGATCAACGTCGCCGATTTCGTGAAATTGCGGTATCGTGATATTGTGGACGGTGAAATCTGTTTCGTGCGTCAAAAGACCGAGCGCACGACTAAGACCCGTAAGGAAATCCGGGTCGCGGTAGTTCCCCAGATGCAAGCTATTATCGACCGCTGGGGTAATACTCCAGCACCGAATAACTTTATTTTCCCAATTCTCGACGGGTCGGAGGATGCGGTGCAGAGCCACGCTAAAACAATAGCCGCTACCGGGTTAATCAATAAACGGATGCGGATGATCGGGGAGCAGCTCGAAATTGGGAACATATCGACCTATACGGCGCGTCATTCGTTCGCTACGGTGTTGAAGCGTGCCGGGGCGAATATCGCCTACATATCGGAAAGCCTCGGCCACCAAGATCTGAAGACGACGGAAAACTACCTTGCCAGCTTCGAGCGAGAGGAACGAGAGAGAAATGCTGCATTACTGACGAATTTTTAATACGATTATTTGCATAATGCGCCGCAGTGCAGTACCTTTGTCATATCGTGTTATTTTAGTTGGAATGATCGGCGGGGCACATCTTATTTCCGTCGGTCATTCCGTTTTTACTGCATTTCTCCTCTTGGATGTGGTGAATAGCAACAACCTCACGCCTAACCGACGCACTATTTCGCCGGACAAAGGGTGTTTCATTTTGGAACAGTGCTTACAGTGACGGAGAGAATGTCCGCCAAATGGACGATGAAACCTGGTGTTAATAGATTTTGCCTTTCCTGTTTCACCTTGCGAACGATGCTATTCTTGCTTTTGTAGTTTATAGGCGTGCACGATGCCTCATACTTTGCCTCAACTCCTTATGCAACACCTTGCAACTTATTCCCTACGTACTGCGCTTTTGCCAAGAGTTATACGGCATCGCGATTGATGAACAGCGAATCATTGAAGTGTTTTTTGTTTTCCCCTATGAAATACGGCAAATTCTTCGCCTTTTCGATTCTTTCGGTGTTGTCCTCGACCCATCGTTTGAAGTTGTCGGGCACATCCTTGACCTCATTCAGCGGTTCCTCCCAAAAATCCCTATCCGTGCCCTCGTTGGCTATAATTGGCACTGCATAGCACTTGCAGTTCGGGTGCCACCCGATGAATTTGAAAGATTTCGGATATTTTCCCTCCATTGCGTCACATATTTCCAGCGGCGCACGCCCTTTTTTGAAGCGCGGATACCAGAACTTTGCCAGCCACTGTACGTGCGATTTTGATGTTTTTACCTCATATCCGACAATAAAATCAAGTTGTTGCCAGCGGATACTGTCGGCTTCACGATAAGCGCTGTTTATTTCGGTGCGAGCCATACGCATAGCATTCTGATAAGATGACCGGTAAACGCCTTGCCCAGGGTGATAAGCCTGCGCCACTTTCGACAGGGTAAGATTGCCGAACGCATTTCGGACACGTCGAAATAGTTTGTCCGGCTCATTCAGATAGACGCGTACATCACGGCTTATATCGGCAGCGCTTCGGCCTTCGCTGATACCTATAGATAAGGATAATTCTATGTGCCGTTCGAACTGCTTGGCGATACTCCAAACTCTTTCGGATAAATTATGCCCGTAAGTTGTTCTACGTTGAAATGCCTCAAGTGCACCGAGATTGTGAAGCATCCATCCTTTTTTCGGATTGTCGAATAGTTGTTTTACCCATGAATCGTTCTTGTCGTTGGCAAAAAACCATTCCGAAGTGATCCCCGCTGTAATTATAGTGGACAACTTATTTCGGAATGAAGATAACGAGGCATCGGCTTGTTTACTACGGCTTTTGTTTGATGAGAAGGCGAACAATCGCCCCGTATTGGGTTGATATTTATATCCCATTCCCAGTCGAATCAATTCATCCGAGGCCACATCATACAAAGCCTCTATCTGTCGTAGATATTCTTCGACATGCGTTTTGTGCTGTTGCTCCCATTGGGCGGCTTTCAAATTCAATCCGGGCATCGTTTCGAATTAGAATGTTGGCTCTATAATATTGTTCATAGATGCCTCTGCCTTCGCTTGCTTTATTCGCTCGATTTCAGCGGTAACATCATCGGCCGTTCCCATTAGTTCAACGCCCTTTTCCAGCGACATAACGCCATCCTGCACAGCACGGCCTATAGCCGCCCAACGTGCGGTGACATCTTCATTGAACGGTTCGGCAAATTCGTGTTCTATTTTGAGCGCAGCCAAATCAGGACGCAAATGAATATGGGTTACATTCATCATAATAGCGAGAATAAGATTTTTCTCCCTATCTACGGCTATGTCGTATATCTCTTTATTATTTTCGCGCTTGATATATCCCAGTACCATCGCGCGTTTGATCGCTTCGCCCGACAAAGTTCCCAGCCCAGCTATTTTCTCGGGTGTAAACTCGGGCGTGAAAGTGTCGAACAAGATGGACTGCGCGAGGTCTTCCTTTTCCCGTTGCTGCGTCTCGGAAGAGGTCGGTGGATTGATGTACTCGAATTTTGAATCCGCTCCGGTCATCCGAATCATTTTCCCGGGCTTGTCGGCTCGACCTTTCAAAAAATCTACGACATCGCCCGTTGCTGCGGCGATAGGGTCTGCGAAATAGTTATTTGTGTCGGATATTTTGCTGTCTATATCCTCCTCGCGGTCTATGCGGGGGTTGAGGCCTCCCCACGCTTTATCCTGTCGGTAGTAGATAACATTGATTTTTCCGGTTGGATTGGGAGTTGCAATAACCTCCCAATTAAGAGATCCTCGTTTGCATCGGTAGATCGTATCAGGTGTTTGAATATCGAAATGCTCGATAGTTGATGTCCCCTCTTTAAGGTAGTACCCATACCCGAATGCAATGAGGTTCTCGTATAGGTCGAATAATGGACGTAGGGTGTATCCTTTCGACTTGCAAATTACCACAACTTTTACCTGCGGTTGGAAATTCTCGTCCCGATAGATGTGGTAGAGCTTGGCGCATTCAGTTTCTGCTCCCGCAATGCGTTTTGCTTTACGCATGGAAACGTTGAATCGTGTATCTTGCAAAAATTGATTATATGCTTCGAAAGCCTCGTCCGAACCTTCGTTGTTCACCTTCTTCCATCGTATCGGATTCCCGAGCAGAAAGAATAGTTCCACCTCATTGATGTACTTCTGTCGTGCACGAGGCAACTTCTCGGTACGATAAGGCTCCTGGCCTTTCCGCATCTTATCGGCCTTTCGCATAATACGGTGGAGTTCGGGGTTATATTCCTGAATCGCCTGCAAAACCTCCGTATCGCGATTCTGCATAAGTGTTTGAGCCTGTGTAATGTCTTTGTCCTTGATAAGCGTAAGCAGATCACGTTCTGCGCCGGTTGCATTCAGATATTTATTGCGTATCGCATTGAGTAGGTTGTCTATAAATCCCATATCCGTACTTTTTACCAAATTCCTAAATCCTCTTTGTCTAAATCTTCTTCATTGTTGAAATACCCCCGCTTTTCGATTACTCCGGTCAGGGCATCTTCGGCGTCGTCATGGCTGTTGAACTCCTGCTGCTTACGGTATGATTTGACATGCGAGGCGAACTCCGGCCATTTGTGCTCCCATCCGGTCGGAAAATAAATAAGGTTTTGCACTTCATTCGATCGCGTGAAAATACGCACCCTTTTGTTGGCGGTCTGCGTAAATGGGTTGAACGATGTAAAGTTGTTACCGATTATTCGGCACTGCGCCTCAACATTGCGCCCGAAAGACCTGCCGCCATTGTTGCTCTCGACGTAGCAGATCTCCGTCTTGTTTCGGGACAGCATCTCGGCTGTTGCCGGCTCGGTATATTCCATCGGTTTCTGTGTATATAAAATGTCCGTCACGAAATTGCCGATGGGAGTTTCCGTATAGCAAATAGAACACAGATAGTCACTGCCGGTATCAGCGGTATCCGTGTAGTTCTTTCGCTTCATAGATGCTGCATGTGGAATTATGTCGTATGTCTTAAACTCTCCATACATCAAACCTTCCAGCGGCTTCGGGTTCTGCATATATTGCGTTTCAAAGACAAATGAGTTCGATCTCTCGATTTTGTGCAGTTCCTCCAGCGTATGCTTAAATTCCCAGAGAGGCTGTTCCTGTCCGTTTTCGTCATGCCAGATGCAGGGCAACGAAAGTACCGTCCATTCCTCCGGCTCGATCTCCTGAAGATAGCCGCATAGATCGTGCTCATGGAGCCGTTGCATAATGATTATGATAGGCGTATTGCGCGAGTTCACGCGGTTGCGGATAGTCGATTCAAAGCGATTGTTCACCCGCTCGCGGATCGTTTCGGATAGTGCATCTTCCGGTTTGATCGGGTCGTCGATAACAATAGCTCCCGCAAAATCGCTTTCCCACGCAGGAATAAAATCACCCATTTCGCGCCGCTCCCTATACGGATCATTTACTTGACCTGCACCAAATCCTGTAACCTGTCCTGCTGCACTTACTGCATACAGTCCGCCTCCGACGGATGTATACCACTTTTTAGCATTCTTGCTTTCGACGACTACTTCAGGGAAAAGCCGCTGGTAGTAGTCTGATTGTACCGTTTCATTGATCTCTTTCGAGTTGTCGAGAACAAGATCATCGGAGTATGATAGGTGTATGAACTTACTGCGGGGGTTTAACGCCAGCCCGTAGGCGATGAAGTTCTTAGAGACAAGTTCGGTCTTGCCATATCGTGGCGCAATATTGATAATAAGACGCTTTATTTCGCCACGGACGACTTTGTCAAGAGCTTCGCATATTTTGCGATGATGATCGCCGACAATAAACCGCATCCCCGTCTTATGCTTGAACATGTAACGGGTGAAATTCAGCATACCGGAAAGACAGAAGGTACGCTCTATGTCTATGTCGCGAATCGGAGTAGTGCGTTAATACTCTTCGTTAAGTTTTAACCCATATTGTCTTGCCTCTTCGGGAGAGAGAGTGCGAGGTGGAATAAGTTCGGCACCATCTGCTCCTGTAACCTCTTGACGTTCTACATATCCCCGTTTTTTTCCGCGTGTTTTGAGAGTGAAAATGATCGCTGTTTCGGAGGGACGTTCGATCCAACCGGCAAATCTCTTTTCGCCGTTCTCGTCCTTTTCGATGGCTGGAACGCCGGCAACCAGTTTGCGGAGGTTGCTTTCGGCAAGATCGAGGAAACGTTCGCGGGAATCTTCGAGGGCCTGCTTGAACTCGGGATCATCATTGCACCAAGCATAGACAGTAACTCTATCCACTCCGATGTGGGCGGCAATATCGGATAAAATGCCGCCGCAAGAATTTGCAATCTTGCGGAATGTCGCAATATTAGGCTTTTTACTCGGAGCACCCATTTTTTATAGTGTAATGTTTGTGAGGTTATTCCACCCGTTCAACCATATCGGCGAACATTTCGCCGGGGATTATTTTGTCGTCTGGCCTGAACCCGAACCGAAGCATGAATGATGATTTCGCCCTATAAGACTTAAAGTTGAGCATTACATAGGATTCGATGTCTTCCGCTTTTTGCTCTGCCTGTTGACGAATCTGTTCTTTCATCTCCTTTACCGCGGCCTTGCGTTCCTCAAACGGTCGTTGTATCTCTTCGAAATCACCTAACGTATCAGACAGTTCTGAACTTATTTCGTCCTGCATGACGGATATACCGTATATGTTCATGTCTGCTTCAGAAAGGCCAGCGGCTTTATAGTCTATTTCCGGTACAAGTACTTTTATTTTCTCCATGTCGAATTCTCCCATTGCGGAGGGCGAGTTCATGAAGATATTTTGTTCGCGCTCTGTCTTGTCGTCTAACTCTACAGCTTCTACCTTGATCTCATAATCCGTTTCAGGTGTCCCGTCGTAATTGTTGATGATGTCAAGCGTCTGTACGCGCTTGTGCCCTGAAACCAGATAAGATGACAACTGATTCCATACGATACCGCCCAGATAGCCGACAGTTTTAAAGTTCTTTTTGAGCTTCTTGATGACTTCAGGGTCTTCTTTGCGTGGATTGTATGGAGCAAAGTTGATTTGTGATCGCTTGATTACGACCGTTTCACTTTGCTTGTATTTGGGCTGCTGCTCTTTTCTCTTCGTCATATCGCAGTAATATATTTCGGGATAAGGGGAATACTTTGTAAATCTTTTCGAGGTCTTGCGGATAATGCCGGCGGAGGTAATCGAATACCTCCGGCAAAAACGTCAGACCTTGCGATTTGTTCTTGTTGTAGGATATGGGTTCAGGCAGTTTCTTTGCCTTGATGTAGGCCATGACGTCCGATTTCTTCCACTTGGATAGAGGATATACCTTGTTCGTATCGCTTATAGCTTCGTTCTCGTATCCGCGCAACATAAGACAGCGATTCATTCCGTCCGACTGCTTCATTCCATAGAAAGAGTAAGATATTCCCGTCTTCATCCGGACGGATTCATCAACGTCTTTCAACGATAACAGCTTTACATTGGGGTTAGGAATGCAGTATAGCCCACAACGCAAAACACGCGTCAACGTCCAATGGGGGACTTGCAGTATGGTAACATTGGCATAACGAGCTTTGACTGCTCGCAAATAGTTGTCAATGTGGTCGAGGCCCTTGACGAAATACATGAACACGCAAACGATCTCTTTGAAGTGCGGAGCCATTAGGTCGAGCAATACCTCGCTGTCTTTGCCACATGAATAAAAAAGGATCGCCCTGTCCGTTTTTTGACGGACAGAGGCAATCACTTCGTTTGCATGGTCTATCGGGGTCATGATTAACCTGTTGCCATGCCAAAGGTGGCGCGAATGTCGCGTGCACGACCGGCACGATTCGTCGCACGACCGCCTACTGCGCGATAACGAACACGGCTAGCGCCTGTCGTCCGATTGATTCGATTTCTTACTGAATTTCGAGTGCGGCTTGAATTTTAGAAGTTTGACAATATGATTTAACCTACGGAAAGGCCTCGGGCGGCAGATTGCCTTCTGTTATAATCTCTCATTACTGAATTATAAGCCTCAACGATTCTTAGATTACGTTCGGTAAAATAAGTCCCGTATCTGGCAGCAGCTTCATCGGCAAGCCTCTGTCTTTGTGCTGATATTTGCGCCCCTGTTTTTTGTCTTCGTCTTCGAGTGCGGCAATGATTTTAAGGGTTTAACAATTCATTTTCTCAATTACTTTACCGAGGTGGTAGTCGATCTCGGTCATGGTATATTCGTTACCGTTGTGCTCGTACACAATCGGCTCTTTCGTCTCTTCGTCGCAAACATCTACCAGCTCGACGCCTTTGACTTCGACCAGCGCGCCGGGGCGATTCTTTTCGTAACCTACCCAGAACTGTATGGCATCGTAGTGGTTGATAACCGTATCAACGCCCTTCTCGCTGTCCCACGCCGATTCGGGCACGTCACTGTCTTTCTTGTAGACTTTGCCTGTGTTGTTGTCTCGGTATGAAATGTATTTCGTGTTGGTCGGGCGTACTTCGCGGGTCTCGACCGTTTTTTCACCCGACAAAATGGCGTCGAACCATTTTTGTTTGATGATAAGCGTTAAAATTTTCATAGCCGTAAATTTCATTAGTAGCGGGGGCAAGAATCGAACTTGCGCCTGCGGGACACTAACCCGCCGTGGTAACCTCTGCACTACCCCGCATATATCTGTTCGATGCAAAAGTGGACACGTTCGGCACATTATGCAAATCTTACTATTGAATTATTTATTAAAAATACGATTTTTTTATTGAGAGCTGCAATTTTTAAGGTCTTTTCTTCACACACCCTTTGCAGCGGATAATCTCAAGCACTACTGCGTCATATTTGACGATCAATAGGCTGTCGCGATTGTTGTCTGCACCTTTGTAGGCTTTACACCCACACTTCAGCCGCGTGCGGTGACATGTCGCGTCCGTCAATTCGAATGCCTTTTTGAGTAATGTCAAATCGCTGCGTTTTTCTACGTACATCGTTGGTTTCATATATTATATAACTTTTACAAAGTTGAACATTCTGAATGACCGCCAGCCCTCGGCAACCGTATCGTAATAGGTTACGAGGTGTTTGTTAGGCTTACGGTCGTCACCTTTTGTTTCGGGGCATAAGTCGTCCTTAAGCGTACCGAATGCCTGTCGCAATTCACCCGTACTCGATTTGAGGTAGAAGAACTGCACGATGCCCGCGCGCATCTTTATCTTCAATTTGAACACCTGCCATGCCTTATGCAGACACTCAGCAAAGGTTACACCCGTCGCGCGGCACATCTGCCACGCCGTGCGCATGATGATGGAAAGGTCGGTTCGTTTCATTGTTATATAGGTTAAAAGTTGGTTTTTAGTTTGAGTAGTCGCAAGCACTCTTTCAACTCGCTGTCTGTGTATTTCTCGGCGATCTCTCGTGATATGCCGTTTGTGTTCATTGCGATTTTGATCGCAGCCTCTCTGTTCACCTTGAAGGATTTTCTTGTCTTCATAGCTTTTCAATTTTTTCAAATGTAACATAATACAGCCTATTGCCAACGAGTACCATTGCGATATTCAGTTTATCGAACTGTCCTCGATATTCACCAGTATTGCGTCCGAATCTCACCGGGTCGCCAATTTTTATGTCTTTCATATCTTTCATTTTTACCACCGGCGGCAGGTGCCGCCACGCTTCGGGCCTGAGGTCTGTTTATAGCCGCCCGAACGGCTGGCCAACATTTAAGAGATCATTTTCTCAAATCTTTTGAATGCATTATTAGACAAAATATATAATTGATACTTGCCACATTGTTCTTTGACTTTGACCTCTACATTTATCTTTCGCCCAATCATAAAAAATATATCGTCACAATCTTTGATTTTGATCGGTTTAATTTTGTTTTTTACAGGTAAAGATGTATAAAGTCTAATGCTTTCTAACACATCGCAAAAACGATAAAAACTTGCATGTAATTCAAAATCGTCATCAGTCGTGTCGCATTCACCGCCCAGGCGGTTGATGTAGGTAGCGGCGTCTTTGGCGATGTTCATAAGCTCGGTATGCGTGGCGGTTGTCATAACTGTAATATATTTATATTGCTTTTATCTCTTTTGCTGTTGCAAATGTAATATAAATATTTTACTTCAACAAACATTTCATCGAAAAAGTGTAAAAAAAATATATTGCAAAAATTGGGAATACACCCCACTATGTAGCATGATTGTTTGCGTTTCTCCGTTTTTTGCCTATCTTTGTCTTGTAATATAATCGTATAACATCATGAAAATAGACATCAAAAAGACGTGTAAATCGCACGGGGTCAGCCTGGTATCGTTAGCTGAACGATTGGGCGTATCACGTCAGACTGTACACTACTATTGTGAACAAGGCGACCGGAACCCCGTAGCACAATTGCAGAGGATTGCCGATGCAATAGGGTGCAGCGTCTCGGATTTTTTCGAAGAGGAGGAACGGCCGGCCCCTCAGCCGACGAATACGATCACCTGCCCCAAGTGCGGGACGGTGCTGGAGATAAAAGAAAAGGAATAAATAAAACTACATTCCTATGACACAAAAGCAGGCCATACAGTTGTTCGAGGACCGCAAGGTGCGCACCGTTTGGGACGAGCGGACGGAGACGTGGTATTTTTCCGTTCTCGACGTGATCTCCGCTCTGACGGACACCGTGAATCCGACCGATTATTTCAAGAAGATGCGCAAGCGGGATGAAGCGCTCGCCTCGTTCGTGGGGACAAATTGTCCCCAGATAGCCATGAGGTCAGAAACGGGAGTGATGCGCAAGACGCTGGCCGGAGATGTGAAAACCGTCCTGCGGATTATCCAGTCGATTCCGTCACAGAAAGCCGAGCCTTTCAAGCAATGGATGGCGCAGGTGGCAAGCGACCGCCTCGACCAAATGCAAGACCCTGAGTTATCTATTGAGCAGGCCGTAGCCGATTATAAACGCCTTGGATATTCGGATACATGGATTAACCAACGCTTGAAAAGTATCGAAGTCCGTAAACTTCTCACTGACGAGTGGAAACGCGGGGGCGTTGATGGAACGCAATATGCCACCCTTACGGACATTATCACGAAGGAGTGGGCCGGACGTACCACGAAAGCCTACAAACGTTACAAGGGGTTGAAAAAGGAGAACCTGCGGGATAATATGACCAATGTCGAACTGCTGTTGAACTCATTGGCCGAGGCCTCTGCTACCGAACTTTCCCGAAACGAAAATCCAATAGGTTTCAAGGCCAACGCCAACGTCGCCAAACGGGGCGGTACAGTAGCTAAAGTTGCCCGACAACAACTCGAAAGCCAACTCGGACACTCTGTCGTATCACCCCTCAACGCTCGGCAATACCTCGGAACGTTGCCCGACAATCCGCCACCCGAAACAGCGCACCTTACTTCAGCGGTAAAATCGACGAAACCGATTACATGCGACACCTCAAACGAGGAGGAATAAATAGTTCTCAACTTAAAAACACAAATGAAACTAAAGTAATAAACGCATCGAATTCGATGCGTTTTAGAATATGAAATGTAATATGGAACCGTCTCTGAATATTCGATCATTTCGAATAGGTAATTTAGTGTATAACCCCCATCTTGAGCGAATTGGGTATATTGCAGAAATTACGCGTGCAGACATGACGTTATTTCATGGTGAGATGCTAATTAAGGAAGCCGGATTTTATCATGAGATTTTAGATAAAGTAGTATTAGGAGATGTTAGGCCTATACGTTTGACTCCAACGTTATTGGAAAAATGCGGCTTTGAGAAAGAATTTAGCGACTGTTACCAACGATTTGACTACTATATCATCCCCCGTGTGATATGTTTATCTCCTAAAAAAGAAGGGTTCTGTTGGCAGGTGGAAGACGAAATCGACGATTGCAATGTGGATGTGCCCATAAAGTATCTGCACCAGCTCCAGAATATATATTTTACATTGACCGGAACGGAGCTGAATGTAGAAAAGATATATGATGCGAGAATGTAAAAAGCCGAGTTCCCTCGGCTTTCTGTTTATCATTTCAAACCGACCGAATCAAAAATAGGGTACGGTTCGATATGTCATTTTCTCGGTTCATGATTGAGGCGGGATTGTGAGTTGATTATCTTTTTTAGTCGGTCTCGACCGCAATACCTCCAATATCACTCGGTCACCGTCGAGAACCAGCATCCCGTGTCGGCGGGGATCACCACCTTTGGTGCGGTGCTCGGCCTCGCATTCGGTGCGGATCCGGACACAACGGAAACCTGCGGCCTCGAAAGCCGATCCGATTAACGATAGGTCGCTGCGCTTGGGGACGCAGTACATGGGTTTAATTGCCGCTTCGATGCGGCCCATGCGTTCGATGTGCTTTTTCATATAGGTTTAGCAATAAAAAACTGCGTTACGAGTTGCTCGGCCCTATATGCAAGCCGTCGGGCGTTTCCGCTACCGAACTCGACGCAGTTAGATTAAACTGTATGGATAGATACAATATATCCGATAATCCAGATATATTTGCATCGCATATAGGTTTAGCAATGCAAATATAATGATTTTATCGGAAATAAAAGCGCCCTTCAGGGCGCTATAAAGTTTGAATCGGGTATTTTAGTATTATATTATTCTTCTTCGGCCGCCTTTATTTCTGATTTGTAGGCAGCTTTGGTTTTAAGTCCTGCATCAATATCTTCGTCATCTCCAATATAACGGCTTAACAGCCAATGATAGACATTTTGAGCCGAAGCACCACTGCCTACCGTAACAACATAGGCTTGCTCAAATTCCCAACCGAGTTCACCCATAAAGTTCATAGCGTCTACCATAGAGTTGAACATAAGTTTTTTCCCGTTTTCATCGACCAATTTGTTGTTTTGAAATTGGTTCTGTCCAAAATCTACTTGCACCGTGCATTTCGACGATAAAAGTTTTTGGGTTCCGACAAGTTCGCAATAGACTTTGTGTTGTTGCGCATTCGTTGCGCAAATTGACATTGTAGCCACGGCGACTAAAAGTAAAATTTTTTTCATAATTCAATAAGTTATTGGTTACATACTGCAAAAGTACAAAATTCCCCCCCCCGCAAAATAATAAGCCGATTTTTTTGAAGTTGTGCCGAAAGTTCCGAGGTTTGTAAAAACGCTGAAGCTATGATTTGGATTTATATTTTGCTATTCGTGATTATTGCGTTGATTGTGTATTTGATCTATCTTGTTCGTTTTTGGGGCAGAACTAATATTGAATTGACAGGTGATACTTATACTGGATTAAACAATGTTCTGTGTAGAATATTGAATCAAGACAGATTAAAAAAGTAATTTACTGATTTTTTGCATTGCAATCCAAGTCCATTCAAAAATAGTGTGTCCCCAAAATTGAGAGGCGCAAATAGATATGATAGCTAATGCAATAGCCCAATGCGCTTCGCGCCTACTTATTTTTAAATTGCGAAGTTCTAAATTATCCCGTTCTTCTTGTTTGCGTTGTTCGTTATAGATGACTGCACATCCTCCCTGGTCTTTACACACTGATAAATTAGCCGCAGCTTTTAACCATATTCCACCCCCTTTTATTTCAATGACCATATGATCTTCAAGAACGCGCAGTATTCGCATCCGTTGTTCTTCATTTGGGATTAATGTTTTAACGGCATCCATATTAAAATAGGCCGGATTTCTTGATAATTCATTTAGAAAAACGTCGGCAATGTTAATGTCTCCTTTTTGTAGTTTGGCTATCATAAGGTTCATTGAATAGTAATTCAATCTGAAATTTGCATCGGCTCCTATTTTTTAACTCTTCTTTGAATGCTTATTATCAGGTGTCTGAATTACAATATATTTTTGTAATTCATTGATATACATTATTTTAGCTCCAATTTTATGGGGGGGGGGATTTTTGACCCCTAGATCTGTCGGAGCAGCCGGAAAGCCTGTAGAAACGCCTGAAATCGACGCAAACAGCCTATCGTAACGAACATTAAGGTCTTCCATCAGTTTATCGGCGACCTTTATATCTTCTTTCCGCAGTAAGGTTTCCAGATGCAATATGCTGTTTAGTTAGTTCCACGTTCTATTTTCGGCGGGCCGGGCCTCTCCCGCCGGATTTGGGGCTTCCTTTATTTCAGATAAAATTTAACGGTTGATATGAGTTGGTCCGATAGTTTGTAAATGTCAGTAAGTGCTGTAATTAAATGTTTTGTTCCTTTCTTTTCCTCGTCAAACGTTTCAACATACTTTTTCCCTCCGTTGAAATGCAAGCGACAAATAGGCTTTCGATTGTTATCATCGAAAAGGATAGCGAAATATGACTGCGCATCCCGATCTACGACCCGATCAAGATCAACGGTATTACAGAGAATAGCTCGCACGATGTAGAATCCCATAAGTTCTTCATCAGTGGTCACTATCTTATTTCCATCTTGCATATCCTCTTCATTTGCAACCGATTTCTCCGTGGAGACATTTGAGGACACCTCGACCGACGGAACGTCAGGCGTAATGGCAGATTTAAGCCTTTCGTTTATATAGTCATTCGTGTACTGTTGAAATGCCCGTTGAATCATCGGACGGAACTCGTCAATGATGTTCTTTGTTACCACTCCGTCATAAACCTGTTTAGTCATAAATTTCACAAATAAATCGGATGGATTACTACTTTCCTTGACAATCAATGACCGAAGCGCATTTATGTACTTCATTTCTGTGGCGGAATTGAGTATCATATACGTATTATACTGGTCATGTCGGAATTGCTTCAACTTCTCAATATGGCTATCCTTTAAGTTAAGCATATCTATCTCAAAGAACGGCTTATCGTCCATTTTGTTAGGAGTGTCCAGATCTGTATAGAACTGATAGTTGATTCCATTCGTTAGTACTCCAAATTTGGCCTGCGATACATGGTAGTAGCGGAATAGTTGCGCCTTGTATTTGCTTAAGTCAGCCGACCAATGTTTACACTCAATTAGCATGATCGGCTCGCCGTCCATACATACGGTATAGTCGATTTTTTCGCCTTTCTTCGTTCCATAGTCGCAAATACATTCGGGTGTAACCTCTTCCGGATTGAAAATATCGTAGCCGAGTGCTTGCAAGAACGGGAGGACAAATGAGGTCTTTGTTGCCTCCTCCGTCTTTACATTGTCTTTGAGTTTGCCGACGCGCTCAGCAAGGATTAGAAGTTCGTCTTTAAAGTCCATAGAGTTGGTTTATTTTGAATTATTATCGTCTATATATTTGAGCACGCGTTGTAGTATTTCTCCGTTTTGACGGATGATTTCTGAATTTTGGGTCAATATTATTTCGTATTGCCGATCTCTTTTCTCGAAAAACGAGATGAATTTTTGATCTTCCATACTTGAAATAGAGGGTTCGCGATTACTATAATATATATGTATTTAGCATTTGCTTCACTCGGCTCTACCTTGCCACTTAACCATTTACCTATAATCGATTGGGATAATCCCGTGTCCTGCGATATACGATATGCCGTATAGCCCAATTCTTTAAGTAGGTTTATGGCTTTATGTTTCAAATCTTCATTCATGTCGCGATATTTTTATAATACTACATATAAGTATAAATATTTCCAATATAGAATACTTTGATATTTTATTGTTGTGCTAAAATATTTTAGTATATTTGCATTGTAATTCAATTATTGTATGGCAAATTTAATTGCAAATAGCGAAAAATCAAGAGGTAACAATGCTGTAGCATTGCTTTTACCCTTCGAACGGTATGTTCAAAGTATCACTAACCTTGAAGAACGCAAGCGACTTTGTGATACTTGCAAGCAGGCTATCGGTATTCGAAGCGACACTCAATTATGGAACTACCGCGTAGGCAACGTCCGGCCTGATATACTGAAGCGACGAGAACTTGCCAAGATCATCCGCCGTCATTCCGGTGATAGCAGCTATACCGCCGACAACCTCTTTCCCGTGGAATTTTACAACAGATAGATAATATGAAACGTATTCAAAGATTTCACAAGACGAAATGTGCGGCAGAACGATATATCGCAACACTCGGTACTGATGCCCGGTTTTATCATGCGTATAAATGTACGAGCGGCAGTTATTGGGTCGGGACGGAATTAGAATGGTTGAATCGGTACTAATACATCATATGCAAACGATCCGCAATATAGAGTTTTTCAACGATCCCGAGGGAGGGGTAATGGTACGCGATACCGAAGGCGTCCATACTTACCAGCCCGAAGACAAGATGCTGACAGGGGCATTGTTTACCCGCATCGAGACCGAATATCCGAAAGTATTCAAGGCTCTCGCCGAGATTTACCGCAAGAGCCGTGCAAACGTGAACTACTACCGGTTCCTGATCTGCCACCGTTTTATTCGCTGCAATTTCGGACGGTTGGACAACAGGCAGGACATCGACGGGATGGGGCGCTTCACCTTTGAGGATGTGAGTTGTCCGATCAAAGGCGAATGCAAGTATGCCGGCATTATATGCAGCCCCGAGTTCGATACCCGATTGACCGAGCGGCAGAAGGAAGTGATGAAACTCTATATGGAGGGGATGGGCGATGAAGAGATCGCGGATATGCTTTACATATCGCCCGAGACGGTGCGCACAACGAAGCGCGACGCCTTCCGTAAGGCCGAGGTACATTCGTTGGCTGAGTTCGCAATCCAATACAAGGATAAGTTATGAAAACTCCGTGGCGATGGTGGCGGGAACGCCAAGCGACCGATAAAACATGCAAACACTTGGCGCTCATGACGGAAGATATTACAAATATCACAGACCGGCTGGTGGCGTTCGTGTGGGAAGATATTGAAAAGATCATAGACCAAATGTCGGAGAATTTGTTCCGGCCGATTGAAAGTATTAAACCAATAAAAAAGAATGTGATGAAAGATTTACTTAGCTGCGAAGGCCGGAGGTTTCGGTGTAAGATTGATGGTACTCTTGCCACAGGGATAATTCGAGTGGTAGATAAATGTGTGTATTTATGCCAAAATGAAAAAAATGGGTTTCACAGCATCGACAAAAAAGGATATAAATATGCATGGTATGTTTACTCTGGAACCGAAGCAGATTTTGCTCGTCCCAATGTCAGGGTCACCGATTTCCGGGTTATTCCTATAACCGCCGAAGAGATCGAAGCCTACAAGGATTGGCAGGTGGGGGATCGACTCAGAAAAAAGACGGATCATCCCGAACTATAGATGTTATCTTCCGCTTCGGAGAACTCATAGTGGGCAAATTTATCGATACAAGGAGAGCTTTAACTAACTACACCTGCGATGAGCTATACGAGGATGGTTTCCGCCTCATTGTCGATCCTGCTCCTGAGGAGGAGATCGTCGAGGTGACGATGGATGAGATCGCCAAGTTGAAGGGCGTGCCCGTTGAGCGGCTGCGAGTGAAGAAGGAGGACAAATAACGACAAAGAGTGCGTGGTAGAATGGTATTACGAATCGATTAGTGGTAAAGACCAAGTGTACTCACGATGCGCTTAATGGACAGTACACCCTGAAGAGCGCAGATGTTCAAACAGAAGCTAACCGATTGAAAGGCATTCCAGACGTGGAATGTTTGCCAGTTCGAATCTGGCCGCACTCCCTAATCAATATAAAGTATTATGAACGAGCCAATTATTATTACCACTCCCGCAGAATTGCGCTCTATTGTCGCTGACGAAGTGGCGGCGATTTTGCCGAAGCTCGCCGATTTCAGGCGTAAGAATGAACCGGTAGAAATCGATAATTTGTCCGTTGAAGAAGCCGTGCGGTTTATTGCGGAGCAAGGTATCCCGACCACCCGTTCGACGATTTATAATTGGGTTTTTCTAAAAAAGATCCCATTTAAGAAAATTGGACGCCGCACGGTGTTTTCCAAAAAGGAGCTTCTTGCTTGGATCGAATCCCGTACGACTTTGCCGGAGGACAGACGGGCCGTTGCAGCTGCGCGTATCGCCAAAAGTGCTAACTGCAAATAAAATGACAGATAGGCTACTACCGAACCAGTGACTAATATGTACTTCTATGCTGTACTGGTCGGCCCTGGTAGTGGATCAACCGAGCACTATCCGCGCCCAACGTTCTTTCATTCGAGTAAAGTTAAGAGTTGAGATTAGTTGAGTTTGCCATTTCCTGGCGCGGATTTTCAAAGTCCGTATCGGGTTGAATGTCCCGGTGCGGGCACCAAAGGACGGCACGGAAGCCGTAGGGGTCCTAACCTGCCATAAACCCCGGCCGCAAGGCAGAAAGGTTTGAACGAATAAGCGGTTCATTGAAATACGAGAACCATCCGAAGGGATGTAAAACCCGGCGAGCGACTTGGCGCAGAAGGGCGGATATTAGGCCGATCAATACCAAAAAGCAGGCGACGACCCGGAGCGATCCGGGGAGCCGGTAGCGATATACCCTGCGATTCGGTCGTGGTCTTCGATGACGACAGGGTGCAAACAGGTCGCGGGCGCCTCAATAGTCCGTATTTTGTTTCATTTATTCATTTTTTGTGTGTTTAGAGTTGTTTTTCCCGGCGCCCTCCGTGACGGCCCGCGCCGGTTTTTCGATCGCATCAAATCATTACAGATATGGAAACTCAATTTCAGGAATCCACAGTCAAAAGTCTGTGGGTAACGCTTGCGGGCCGCCTCTGGCGTGCGTGGTACCGTCTCAAGAACAAGGTGCGCCGGACAATCGACAAGTCCCGCCGCCGGGCACATAAACTCCAAAACCGACCTCGTGTCTATCGGGTCGAAATCCGGTAAGAGTATGGCACACTTAATTACGCTCGTAGTAGTTTCCGTTCCCGTTTGCCTGGTGTTCGACTGGGTGCTGTCCAGTTCCCGGCGTATGCGGATCACCCGCTATCTGTTGAATGAAATTTTCGAACAGCGATGAATACTCCCTATCGGAAAGAACCCTCGGAAGAATATTACTTCTTCGAGAGCACCCGTTTCAACCGGCCGCAAACGACAATTCATCTGACCGATCAGGAGATTCGGACTTTCGCCAAACGCATCGCCGATTACATCACCCGGAGGACATTTGCGGGTACTATGGAATCTTTCGACTTTCAGATAGAATATCACGGCGTTGCGGTGCAGGGACGCTATACGGTGGAAACCGAGCGGCAGGGCGCGGTACATTCGATGGGGATGACGGAATGGATCGACGTTCTGATACGGGAGGAGACGAGCATAGCGAGCGCCTGGTGTACGGCCACGGACGAGGAGGTTCCCCGGGTGCTGGAGAAACTGAACGAACTGTTAAAATAATCGAATTGAATTTAACGGACTAACGAAAATGAAAAAATACACACAAGCGGATTTCAACGCCTTCGAGGTGATCGACGGAATCAAACAATGCCCCTCGGGGGATTACAGTGATATA